TCTAGATGTTATACTGGGGTGCGACGGCACCCCTTTTTTTATGCAGTATCTTTTTCACCCTGTCACTATCATAAATCTAATGATCTGTGGATCTCTTGGGGTGATTGAATTTGTTCATACCAAAGCACATCATACATTAGAACAAGATGTTCACGGACACGTTCACAGAGCACTACAAAAGAATCCAGAGTTGGCACGACAAACTTGTTGGGAATTGGACTAATGAAAAGACAGTATAAAGAAACTGCAGAATGTAAGAATCTTTATGATATGATTCTTGAGTTGCACAAACGTATTGATTCTCTTGAAGAACAAAATTCAACAATGATACGTCTTCTTGGGCATCTAGATAGTAAGTTAGGAAACCTTTCTAATGAAGATTAACCTTTGGTACTCAAAGAGTATGGAACAGTGGCGCTGGACTCTCTCTGAAGAGTTTAAAAATGGCGTCACAAAACTGGAACAACATTCTGGTCAGAGAATCTATCTGCGTGATGCAATGGAAGATGTTGCCAAAACCGTAGAGTATATGTTAGAATCTAAGGATAAGGGTGAATAGCTCAGCGGTAGAGCATCTCGTTTACACCGAGGCGGTCGGGGGTTCGATCCCCTCTTCACCCATAAATAAAAAGAAAAAACAATGACTCACTTTGAATGGAGTATTGATTATCTTAAAAAGTTTTCATCTTTAGGTGAACATAGTGATATTGTTTACGAAGTTGGATGGACTTGTACTGGCATTAACACTTCTGGTATCATAACAAACAGATCTGGTCAAGGTGGGGCAATAGGACTTTCTACAGAAAATCTGGAGAATCCAGTCGCTTATGGAAGTTTAACTGAAGAAATTGTGCAAGGTTGGTTGAGTTCAACAAAACCCAAAGTTGAATCTATAGTTGAAGGTGATATTAATGGTGGTGATGCCACTGCTATCCAAGTGATGCCTTGGGATTGATAAATAATTGTGGAAAGACTTCTGTGACAGAAGGAACACATTATAAAAATGGACAATATAAAAGTCAGGTGCCGATCCTGTGGTAAGGAGTTAATTGGGCACCCAAGTAAGAGCGTTTCTTGTGGTTGCTCAAATATGACAACGATTCGGGGAGATAAGATATCTGCTGTTGACTTAAGTCAAGTCGTTATGTTAAACTCTTATACAAGTAAGAAAGAAAATGTTCTTTCTTCTGAGGATGTTCAATGGCAAGAACAGCGAAGAAAACGTAAAGTTCGTAAGTTAGACTTTGAAATCCGCTAGGAAAGGTGGTCGAGTGGTTTATGGCACTGGTCTTGAAAACCAGCGATGTGCAAGCATCCGTGGGTTCAAATCCCACCCTTTCCGTTAGGAAATCCACACATTGTTGTGAAGTTGTAATTCGTTACTAGAATAGCTAGTGTGTATTTCAAACTAAAAAACAATGGACAAAACATCCTTTGAGAATTGGGTGAGAGTCAAGGAAGCTTTAGAAGAATCAGGAAGTACTGACAATTTCTATTATAGGAGAGCATGTGCTATAGTATCGGGAGGACCCGATCCAATGGAAAATCTGCCTAATGTCGCACAGGATGGATGAAATAAAACCGGCACATTATGTCACTCGTGAAGAGTGTCAAGAGATGATCGATGATGCAATAAGAAAGCATAATCGTAATGCTGGAATTATCAGTATGTTTGTTGGTTTCTTTATTCTTGGACTCTTTAGTGAGGGTCTGTTGAGACTTATTGGGGTTATTCCGCCAGTAGTGCCATGGCTTCATCCACATTTATAGATTGGTTGGGAGTTGTTATGTTATTCCTTTTTGGAGTAACGATGCTCATTCAGGGTCATTTTATATTTCATGGTAAACATGGATATAAACATACTGAACGTGAAAAACAAAAGATGTCCAAAACTCGCAAGCAAATAGAAGATCTTCTAAAGACTAAATGAACGCTGACGAAAAAAGAGAGTTCTATAAAGGACTACGAGAGCGCATCAAACAACTTAGAATGGAACATTTATTTGAAGAACCTTGTCCTTTGTATGAGGATATAGATGAGAAAAATTAACACGTTTACATTAAACATCACAGTTGCTATCTTAGACTTCCTATATCAAGGTCGTCACTTTCAGAGATTTTGGGTGCTTGAAGAGATAGCAAGAGCACCATACTTTGCTTTTTTAAGTGTGCTTCACTTGCGTGAATCATTAGGTTTGCGTGGGCAGTGGCACATTTATTTGATGAAACAGCACTTTGAGCAATCGGTCAATGAAACAGAACATCTGGAAATCATGGAATCTAGGGGCGGTAATGCTTATTGGATTGATCGCTTTCTTGCCAGACACCTCGTACTTGTCTATTATTGGATCAACGTGGTTTATTATTGGTTATCTCCTCGCGCTGCTTACCATCTCTCCTACGAAATAGAAGTTCACGCTATGGAAACATATGGTAAGTATCTGGCGGAGGTTGATGAAACCGACATAGATATATGCAGTGTGATGAATGACGAATTGCATCACGCACAAGAATTGTATGAAGCGATGAGGATTATTGATCCCGATCGTTTAACTGTAAGAGAAAAAGATCGCAAACCATTTCCACCAGATGTAAGTGATTTAGATTCAGTAACATTAGTATCATCGGTAGAACAAAAATGAAAGTTGGATTAATTGGTTTAGGTCGCATGGGCGAGGGTATGTCTCGTCGTATGTTGAAAGCAGGCATCGAAGTTTGGGGTTACAGGAGGAACTATGAAAAGGCTCAAGAAGCGTTTGAAAAGGGTTATGTCAGTGGAGTTACCACTAATCTGGAAAGCCTTGTTCAAGTAGTTCACAATCAAGATGGTCTGGTTGGTAAATCGCCAGGTGTCTTTCAATTAGTCATTCCAGCAGAATTAGTAGAGGAAACATTAGATGAGTTACTACCATTTTGTATGGAAGGTGATATTATTATTGATCATGGCAATAGCAATTTTAAAGACTCTCGCAGGAGAGCAGACAGGCTTGCTAAGTTGGGCATATCGTATCTTGACTGTGGTACTAGTGGTGGTGTTTACGGCTTGGAGCGTGGATACTGTCTTATGGTTGGGGGTGCAAATTTTGCAGTATCCGTTTGCGCTCCAATCTTTAGGGCACTCGCACCAGGTATCGGCGGAGCTCCAAGAACCGATCCTTTCAGCCATGAGACATCTGCCGAGCACGGTTGGCTCCATTGTGGACCTCCAGGTGCTGGACACTTTGTGAAGATGGTTCATAATGGTATTGAGTATGGAGTTATGCAGGCATATGCCGAAGGGTTCAACATTCTAGAGAATGCCAATGCTGGTGCCAAGTACGTCAAAGAGGGTGATGCTGAGGTTGCTCCGATGGAGAATCCGAGGGATTATTGCTATGACATTGACGTTTCTGAAGTGGCTGAGTTATGGCGTCGTGGTTCTGTGGTTGGCAGTTGGTTGCTCGATCTTACCGCTGATGTTCTACGGAGCGATCACCACCTCGATAAGTTCGATGGGGGGGTCAGTGATTCAGGGGAGGGTCGTTGGACTGTCCATGCTGCTGTGGATCTTGGGGTACCCTCTCCTGTTATCAGCAGCGCGTTGTATGAACGTTTTAACTCGCGCCGTCTTGGTGCTTTCGCATCCAAGGTTCTAAACGGTATGCGATATATGTTCGGAGGTCACCATGTTCGGTAATGTACTTCTTTGGATAGCAGTACCCTTTGTATGCACAACTGTATTCTTTGGGTTCTTCAAAGGAGAAAATGTCTATTACGAATCAGATAAGTATGACGGAAACGGCACCGCACACTAGTGGAATAGTAATCTTTGGAGCAACGGGAGACCTTTGTAAGAAGAAACTAATACCAGCACTCTATAATCTCTGGAAGAAAGATTTACTTCCAGAGAACTTTTTAATCACTGGATCTGCTAGAAGAGAACCAACACCAGAGCAATGGAAACAAAGTTTGGGTGATTATCCATCTGACTTTTTGTGGCATTTAGATTATGTTTCTACAGATCTTTCAATGCCAGATACTTTGATGCATCTACCAAATGATCTGGAAGATAATACTTATTTTTTATCCGTACCGCCAGAACGCTATGAGAATGCTATCGTCAATCTCAAAGAAGCAGGAAGACTCGATGACCCACAAAGATCCCGTGTGGTTATTGAGAAACCCTTTGGGCACGATTATAAATCTGCTCATCATTTACAGTCTGTGGTTGAGCGACATCTACGCGAAAAACAGGTTTATCGCATTGACCATTATCTTGGTAAAGATACTGTTAATAGCATACTTGCTACTCGGTTTAGCAATATTCTGTTGGAACCTTTATGGAACCGTAATTACATAGATGAAGTTCAAATCTATGCAACTGAAACCATTAGTTGTGATGGACGTTCACAGTATTATGATACTGCTGGTGCAGTGAGAGATATGTTACAGAACCATGTACTTCAGGTTCTGTCTCTAATAGCTATGGAAGCACCCTGCAATATGACGGCTAGAGAAATCAGGCGGGAGAAAACAAAAGTTCTTGCTGCTACTCGTTTAGGGGAGGATACGATTCTTGGACAATACGAAGAATATCGTTCTGAGGAGGGTGTTGATCCTGACAGTAACACTCCTACCTTCGTTGCTGGTACTTTATACTGTGATAACTGGCGCTGGGAGGGTGTTCCTTTTCGCGTGATGACGGGCAAGTGTATGCCCTATGGGTGTGTAGAAGTTGTTATCAAACTCAAAGCACCACCGCTAAAACTCTATGAAGGAGAAGTTAACGATCGTATTGTTATTCGTTTACAACCTAATCCTCATTTGGATATTCGTATCGATATTAAATCTCCTGGGCTTGGTGATAATCTTGAACGGGCTACTCTCACCCACGCCTATCCCCAAGACAGAGCAATCGACGGATATGAAAAACTCCTCTATGATGCAATAACAGGAGATCAATCACACTTTGTCCACTCAGATGAAGTGATGGAGTCTTGGAGAATCGTGGATGACCTTCTTTGTACAGGAGATCATTGCTCAATCAATACTATTCCTTATCTTTATAAATCTGGTTCTTGGGGACCAGAATCAAAAACAGATTCAATTACTAATTGGGACTATCCAGCATGACCTCTGCATTATTTGTGTTTGCATTTGTTATGTTGCTTATTTCTGCTATGGAGTTATCCTGGCCAATAAGAAACCGTAAGTAAAATGATTCACAACTTCGCACATTTCGCCGCATGGACTTTAAACAATCCTTGGACACTGGGACCGATGTGTTTGGCACTGGTATTTGTTCCTATTTTGGGAATGCACCTAGTTCACAAGTATGGTTGGGAGCACTGGGAACCATTTGACAAGATCTTCAAGAAGTAGTATAATTTAGAAGTTGAGAGGGGTCACCACCCACCACCACCTCTCTTGACTGCGGTACTTCTCTTCGGTAGGTTCTGAAGTAGCGGCGATGAGGAACCTACCACTTC